CTTCAAATGAATCCATTAGTTTCGGAATGTGCCGTTGGTATTAATTGCCATGGTCCGGAATGGGAGGAATTCCACCATCATGTTATGACTTTTGGTGAGAATAGGTTATTCGGTGGCGATTATAGTAAATATGATCAGAAATTACCTTCGCAATTATTAATAGCGTCTTTACGTATATTAATTGATTTAGCTGAGGTAATGGGTTATAGTCAGGAAGATAGAGACATTATGAGTGCTATGGCTGGCGATATTGTGTACTCCTTGATAGCATTCAATGGAGATTTAGTAGGCTTGCAATCAGGCACACATATTTCGGGCAATTCATTAACAGTGATATTGAACGGAATTAGTGGTAGCCTGAATTTGCGTGCTTATTTTTATACACAATATAGTTCTAGTATTGCATTTCGTGATGCGGCTAAGATTATGACATATGGTGATGATAATATTGGATCTGTTTCAGAAAAATATCCTAATTTTAATATTAAAGGATGTGCTGAATTTTTGGAAACTTATGGTCAAAAATATACTATGCCTGATAAGGATAGTGAATTGATTGATTATTTGAAACCTGATGATTTTGAATTTTTGAAACGATTTAGTGTGTATCATTCCCAGTTGGGTGTAAATATTGGAGCTCTAGTAGATTCAAGTATAATGAAGTCTCTTCATTGTTATTTACGACCCAAGAATGCGCCTCTAACACCCAAGGAGGCGTGTGCCGTCAATATAGATGGTGCTTTACGTGAATGGTTTAACCACGGTGAGGCGGTGTATGAAAAACGTAGGACACAAATGTGTGAGGTTGCTGCAAAAGCAGGTATTACTCACATGTGTACTATGTTAGAAGAATCATACAACGATCGTGTGTTAAATTGGCACGCAACTTATATTGACGAAACTGAGTGATCAGTATAAACATCCGTCAAACTCAGACGTTAAACGAGTGCCAGTTTCAAACCTGAGGCAAGCAAAATTGATTCATATAATTGGATTACCACATATTGTATATTTGTATGTTTATATACATTTGGAGGCTTTATATGATTAAGTGCACGGAAAGGATTCCGTGCAAACATACAGCTCACCCATATTGGATAGGAATGGTGTTGAGTAAATAAATATTATCCACTAGTAAATATATTAGAAACAAAACAAACAACAACGACGTTTATTCTTCTTTAGAAATGGAGAAGGTAGACGACGACCGGGATAGTCAGTGTGATCTTGATAGATCATATCACGGGGACAGGGTGATACACCCTGCTGACATGAGAAAGTTGCATAGAAAATTATCATTATTACGGTATAATGATATTGCGAAGGCATTATCAGACAATGAAGGTTTTACACCACAGTCTGGTACTACAGCCGATGCTAATATAATGAAAATTACTAATGATTCTGGTCATCAAAATGTAGATTTTGGTGATCAGACGGACCCATATATGTATGCGGTAGAAGAAACTATTGATCCAACACGTAAGTTGATGGATTCAGAAGATGCTTCGTTGGGAAATTTTCTTTCTCGTCCAGTTAAGATTGGCGAATATGAATGGGGAACAGGTACATCTTTGTTCGCAACATTAAACCCTTGGCAAATGTATTTGCAGAATGCTAGGGTAGTTAATCGTGTGAATAATTTCAATTTGCTTCGTGCAAAATTGAATGTTAAGATAGTTATTAATGGTAATGGTTTCTTGTATGGTAGAGCTTTAGCTAGTTATTTACCATTTGCAAGTAAGGATACGTTGTCACAAAATCGTGCGCTAGTGCAGCAAGATTTAGTACAGGCATCGCAACAACCACATGTATTTTTAGATCCGACGTTATCGACGGGTGGAAACATGAAGTTGCCATTTTATCATTATAAAAATTATTTAGATGTTCCAACATCAGAATGGGCAGAATTAGGTGAACTTACAATTAGATCTATTAATCCTTTGAAACACGCCAATGGTGCTACTGATCAAGTAACTGTAACATTATTTGCTTGGTTAGAAGATGTATCAATGGCTGTGTTGACAGGAGTTAATACTAATACAATTACTCCTCAGTCTGGTAAGGAAGTTGATATGGCTAATACTAAAGGCTTTATTTCTGGACCTGCCACGGCGGTCAAGAAAGCGGCAACAGTATTGTCAAGTGTACCCATGATAGGACCATTTGCAACAGCAACAGCTGAAGGAGCTGGTATGGTTGCAGACGTTGCTAAAGCTTTGGGATATTGTAGACCACCGGTTACTAAGGATCCAGATCCTTATAAACCAGTGGCTATTTCAAGCTTAGCATTGACTACAGTACCAGATCAGATGCAAAAGTTGACTGTTGATGATAAACAAGAGTTGTCCATTGATCCACGAATTTCAGGTTTGGGAGGTGCTGATCCTTTAAATATAGGTGAAATAGCCAAAAGGGAGTCTTATTTGACTTCATTTAATTGGAATATCGGTACGACTCCAGAAACTATGTTGTGGAATTGTCGTATTGATCCTAGTGTTTGGGCTGAAGATTCATTGACGCCTACAGGATATCACTTTCCCGCTTGTGCTATGGCATCTATGCCATTTAAGTACTGGACTGGGAAAATGAAATTTAGGTTTCAAATTGTATCATCAGCTTTTCATAAAGGCAGAATTAAGGTCGTTTACGATCCTAATTTCTTAATTGCCGCAGATGAATACAATGTCAATTATTTAGAAGTTATTGACATTGCAGACAAAAAGGATTTCACTATTGAAGTAGGTAATGGTCAGCCGACCACGTTATTGACACATACTGAACCTGGATTAGGTTCTGTTACGACTATGTATGGATCTACTACACTGATTTCCAAGGGACCAGGTAATGGTTTAATTGGAGTGTATGTAGTTAATGAGTTGACTACACCTAATTCAACAGTGAATAATGATATTGAAGTTAATGTTTACGTAAGTATGGGGGATGATTTTGAGGTATTTGTACCTACTGATAATTTCCAAAACTTCGTATTTAAACCACAAAGTGGTATGGAGCTTGCTCCTGATTGTGAGAACACACAGGAACCATCTGCACCCCAACAATCTACATCATCTGAAATTGGACCAGGATATACAAACCATGCATTAGTTAATAAAGTTTATACGGGTGAAGCTATTTCTAGTTTTAGAGCTTTGCTTAAACGTTACAATTTACATCAGAATTTAATATTTTCTGGTGGTTTTGGTAAT